CTACAATAATTTCTATAACTTTCTATTATTCCTGGCATTTCTAAAAGTGTATCTTTACTTAGTAAAAATCTATTTTTATAGTTTTTTTGAAACCATACCAGGAATAACTTAAAATTATTGCAATATGTTTTATAAGTTGTCTCCCAAGTTTCCCAGCTACTACTTTTACAACTATTTAAATACTCTAAATAAATCTCCACATTTTCCTTTTTCAAATTTTCTAAAACTTTTAATTGCATGATAAACCTCCTATTTTTTGATAGGTTTATTATACATTCTTAAAATAGTGGAAAATTTATTTACAAATACAGTTGAATTAGCAACTAAAATAACTAAAAGTACAAATATTACAGAATTGAAAAATTATAAATTTTGGATTATTGATATTGTTATTTCTACTAGCAATATAACTATAAGTCATCAAAAATATAGTTTTACAGTAAATTCATGGTTAGGTTTTACCTACAATGATAATTTCCATACTCTTGGAAAATATTCTGTTCAAATTGATACAAATGGTAATATAACACTAACTGGTGAAGCTGTTCAAAATGGTTATATTAAAGTTAGTATTTATGGGCTATACTAAAATCTTATTTTAAAAAAGTTTAATTAATTATAGAAAACTTTGGTTGTAAAAATATTAAAGTCTGCTACATTTGAAACTATATTTCCATTTTTAATTGAAATTATATGAGGCTGGTAGAAATACTTGCCTCTCTCATTTCCAATTGTATAAGTTAAAAAAGAGCCATTTAAAGTTAGATTGTTTCCTAAATTGTGTATAAAACCACTAGCTCCAACCCTAAAATTTGATTTTACTAGTAGATACCCTCCAACTATTAAATTTGTATATGTTAAATAATTTATTACAATTGTAAAATTAGTCGTGTCTACTTCTATAACTCTGATTAGATTTTCCAATCTATTCACTTTTACTTTATATAATGTACCTAACAATTTTTAGGAGGTGCATTATGGAAGAAATAATGTTAAGGAAGTTTAAAAAAGAAAATAGTGAAATTTATTTAGAGTATTTAGAAAGTTGTAAGGCAAATAATTGGGATACTTGGAATACAACTTACAAAACTTATATTAATAATTTTAAGTTATTTTTAATTTGGCTAGAAAATACTTATAAAAATAAGGCTTTGTTAGGAAAAGATACCCTGAAAGATATGCCTTCAATAATAGAAAAATATCGTAATTATTGTAGAAGTAAGGGTAACAGTAAAAGAACTTTGATGAATAAAGTTACTGCAATTAGTAGTTTTTATTCCTGGTGTGTGAGAAGAAATAAAATAAAATTTCATCCTTTCACGGATAAATTAGATAAATTGAAGTTTACTGATAAAGATAAAATTAGAAAAAGCTACTTTTTGAATGCTGAGCAGATATTAACAGTTAGGCTTGTTATGAAATTTCAAAATAAGAAATATGATATCCAGGACCAAATATTATGGGAATTATTTTTGGATAGTGCTTGCAGAATAAGTGCTATTCAGAATTTAAAAATTGAGCAACTTAGATTAGATGAAGGTTTCTTTGAAGAGGTTAGAGAAAAAGAAGGTTATATTGTAAATGTATTCTTTTTTGATAAATGCAAAGAATTACTACAAGAGTGGATAAATACAAGGATAGAAAAAGGGATAGATTCTGAATGGGTATTTATAACAAAATATGGAAATGAATATAGAAAGATGAGTCAAGGAGCTATACGGCAAAGAGTAAAGAAAATGGGATATATTTTAGATATATTAGATTTATATCCTCATACTCTTAGGAAAACATCAATAAATCTTATAAATAATTTAGGAGGATTAGGACTTGCTTCTAGTTATGCAAACCATGTTAGCAGTACAGTAACAAGTAAGCATTATATACAGAAAGCAAGCCCTGTTGAGATAAGAAACTCACTTATCTTACAAAGAAAAAAATTAGGAATATTTTAAGTGTTTTATATAAAAGGAAGGAGAAAATATATGTTTTATGTTTACACAAAAAATAAAAAATCACAAGTTGTATTCACTGTAAATTTAACTGCGGATGAAGTAAAAAACTTTATGGATAATAATCTATTTTTAGATTATCCTGAGTTAAATCCAAAGGATTATGTAGTTGTTGAAAGAAATGAAGCATTTAAAAATGCAACCTATGATCCTTCAACCAACTCAATAAGAGAAATGACAAGACAAGAGTTAATTGAAGAAGAAATAGAAGTCCAATTAAATCAAGGTGAATACATAGAAAATAAGAAACTTATAACTGTACCTCAACCCACATCATATCATACTTGGAATCCAGTTTCTCACGAATGGGATATTGATATGAATGGAGTAAAGAAAACTTTTAAACATAAGTTTCAAGCTATCTTACTAGAAAAACTATTTGGAAGTTTTGAATATAAGGGAAAAGTTTTTCAAATGAGAGATTATGATGAAATTAATTTCATAAGAGTAAAAATAGCATTAGACATAGCTTCAGAAACAACAGATATAGAAATTTTAAAAGAAGCTTTACGTGATTTAGAAATTACTATTACCCCAGATTTAGAAGAAAAGTTAAAAAATGTGATGAAATCAGGAAAATTAAAAGAGTTCTTAAAATCTTTAAATACAAAATGGAGACTTCAAGATAACTCTGTAGCTGATATAAGTTTAGGGGATATAAATCAAGTATATCTTAAATGGATTTTAAAAGTTATAACTGCTCAAAATAAATATACAGCAATATTTATTGAAATTGAAAAAGCTAAGACAGTTGAAGATTTAGAAAAAATAGAATGGAATTAAAAAACTAGAGGTAGTTTAGTATAGCTACCTCTTTTAAAATGTGTTATACAGCCTCTCATGAGGTCATTTTTTTAGGAGGTATATATGTTTGTTTTATCTGAAAATAGTTTAGAAAAATTAAATGGAGTTCATCCAAAATTAGTAATTTTTATGAAAGAACTTATAAAAGAGTCGCCATATGATTTCAAGGTTACTTGTGGAGTTAGAACTGCTGAAGAACAAAATCGTGAGTATCAAAAAGGAAGAACAATTTTAGTTGATGAGAATGGAAAAAAACAGCTAAAAGTCAGTTGGTGTGATGGTTATAATTTAAAATCAAAACATCAAGTAAAAATTGATGGTTATGGATATGCTGTTGATATAGCTGTCTTGGAAAAAGAAAAATACACTGATAAGAAAACTGGAGAAGAAAAAGAAAAGATAGTTGCTAGATGGGATTATAAATACTACAAAGCTATTTATGATGTTGCTAAAAGTAAAGGCCTGATTGACAAGTATGGGATAGTTTGGGGTGGAAATTGGAAACAAAAAGACTCTGTACACTTTCAATTAGGAATAGCTGATAATGTTCAATTTAGAAGATAAGGAGGGATAAAATGGAAATATCTAAACTTAAAACAATGCCAATAGATGATAAATATTGGGAAGTTATGGAGGATTATTTTTATCAAACATCAAGAGGAGTTATAATAGTTCCAAAAGGTTTTAGAACAGATTATGCATCAGTACCTAGAATTTTCAGAAATATTATAAATTCATATGGTAAACATGGAAGAGCAGCAGTAGTCCACGACTGGTTATATTCAAATCAATGTAAAATTGATATTACAAGAGAAGAAGCTGACAAAATATTTTTAGAAATTATGAAAGAATGTGGAGTGGGATCTATAAAAAGAAATTTAATGTATAGAATGGTTAGAATTTTCGGAGCTAGCCATTTTAGGAAAGGGGAGTAAATGGAAGATTTTTTTATAAGTGCCAAAAATGGAATAGCTATGATATGGACTGGGTGGATATCTGTGTTAGTATGGGCGTTAGGTGGGTTTGACTTATCTGTAAGAGTTTTAGTATTTCTTATGCTAATAGACTATGCTACTGGAGTTTGGGTTGGATATATTACTAAAACAGTTAATAGTGCTAGGGCATATAAGGGAATAAGCAAGAAGGTCTTTATATTAATTATAGTTTCTTGCTCAACTGTTATAGAGCAACTTGTACCTAATGTTGGGATAAGAAATTTGGTTATTATATTCTATGTAGCCACAGAGTTTTTATCTGTAATAGAAAATGCAAGTAAGCTAGGATTACCTATTCCAGAAAAATTAAAAATAGCTCTGGAACAATGCAAAGGTGATAAGTGTAATTCTAAGTGTGCTGATGATAAGAATATAAAGCCAGAGAAATTAAAAGATGAAGATTTAGATAAAGAGATTAAATAAATAATGGGGTGGGATTTTTCCTGCCTCTTTTTTTTATTGTTTACGTTACGGTATAAAATATCGTATAATAAACATATACTGGAGATAAAGGAGTGTTGAATTTTATAAATTGGTTTTTAATTTATGTTTATTCTATTATGCAACTAATTTTATTTTGGGATGCTATTAGCACAAAAATTGATACTTTAAATGTAATAATATTGACTAAAAATAAAAAAAAGGTGATGCATATGATAATTTTATTAAGTTTAATTCCAATAATACCAAATACATTCCAAGGAGCTGATTCAATGTTCCTTTATATTCAGTATCGGTAGCAGAAATGTAGCAGAAATTATAATCATATTTTAAGCATAATGGCATATTAGAAGTGAATATCATATATTCCTACTGGGTGTGCCATTTTTTAAAAATTAATTGACATAAAAAAAATAATATGATATTCTAATTAAGTATTATTATGCATCTGTGGCTCAATTGGATAGAGCATCTGACTACGGATCAGAGGGTTGTGGGTTCGACTCCT